CTGGTGTCTCATATACCCTCTTGCCATTAACGTTCTTTCTAGGCAGTTTCTCAAGCTCTGAGAGCTGTAAATCAAACACGTTTATGCCTGTACTGCAAGGATCGCTGTAGAAGGTAAGATCACGGCTTGTTTACCGTCGACGTCTACAACGGTGCCTTCCTTCCAATTACACCAAGCAAGCGCTTGGGGCTTGATTAGCTCATTGTTGACGTCAGGACCGACAGCAATAATCATTCCCTGTGGCGGCGCATCATCTTTCTTTGCTGATTTGGTAAGGATGATTCCTGCTTCTGTAGTTTCTTCTTTCTCTTGTGCTAGCTCTGCTACCAACACGTTATCGTTCGTCATAACAACGTTCATACTATTCCTCTTTCTGCTTTCGCAATAATGTAGTCCCTTACTAATCCAGATCTGACGATATCGTCAATGCCAAAGTCAACATTCTTGAATGAAGGGATATATTGAAGAATGTCCATAAATTGTACAATGCCAGACATACTGTTTGACATTACTAGATCGCTCTGTCGGTAGTCACCACAGAAGATCATTCGGGTATTGTATCCAGCTCGAGTAATAACACTATCGAGCTCGTGAAACGTCATGTTATTAATCTCATCGACAATAACAATAGCATTATTAAGAGTTGTTCCACGAATGTATGATGTTGGGATAAACTCACACATAAATTTGTTAGTGAGTATCTCATAAGCATCTCCTCGGTTGAATAATTCATTACAAATATTTTTATAAGGCTGTTCATACACCTCCATTTTCTTCTTTGCCGTACCAGGCAAGAATCCAATGTCTCTAGTAGGGACAGCTGATCGTACGATAACGACTTTCTTATAATCTTCAGACAGCACTTCTTTCAGTGCCATTGCTAAAGCAAGGTACGTCTTACCTGTACCAGCGTACCCATGAAGGAGAAGATTATATCCTTCTTTGAAGTACTCGTGTGCTTTTTCTTGATTAGGTCCTTTCGGAGAAACAGATACGTGAAACTTACTCGTGTTGATTTGGTTGTTGTCAGTCAACACATTCTGTTGTCTCAGGATTCTACGTTCTTTTTTAGTCAGACGTTCCAATTCCTGCTCGCTTCTTATAATTGTCTACTGCTTGATTGATAGCTACTTGCTGAGAATTGTGTTTGTTTACTTCTCGACCAAGTGGAGAGTGAGGGTTTGCCTCTCCAATCTTTGAAAGCAGTTCATTGAATCCCTCATCAGGTTTGTATTGACCGGCAACTCCACTTACAATCTTTGGAGCTCCTGTATGTACTTGCTCAAGTTCTGGGTTGGCATCCAGAAAAGGCTGCCGTTCTGCTAACTTGAGCAATACGTCAAAAACATCGCCCGTGTCTTTGTTTCTAAAGCTGTACGTTGGCATTATGCATCCTGATTTTCTGGTTCGTCCAAAAATCCAGGGAACGCCTGCTTGATCACTTTTTTAGAAACACCAGTGATCTTTCTTGATTTAACTTCAAGCATTAGCTTGGCGTCATCAGGATCGATCTCTTCTAGCATTCTAATAAACAGCTGCTCGCGTTTCGCAGGAGCAACGTTTGATAGGCCTTCAAGGTAAACATACATGCGCCTCATGTCTTGGTAGAGATGAGCTTGCGCGTCCATTGATTTTTCCAGGGGCTTATAAGGAGGGGTTCCTTCAGGAAGTGCCCATCGTAAACGGTTGTCATATGCAAGCTCAAAGATACCCATCAATTCCTTGTTCTGGTTTTCTTGGAGCAGCTTTACTTTCTGAGCTACTGACCTGGCCTTCTTGACCTCATTAATAATTTCAGCTAATCCTTTCATGTTAAAACTCACTTATATTTTCAATGAGATTATTTAGCTTCCTTGTAATAAAGAAGTTAAACAAATCTTTTCGTTCTTTGCCTGCCTGATCATAGAACTGAGACAACACTTGCTCTTTAATTTCAGGCGGCGTATACTGTAGATCAATCAACTTACGGTTTCGATGAAACCCATGAGACCATTCATACTTACTGTCAATGGCTTCCCAGTTTTCGTTTACTGGTTTAACAACATCTAGAATCTTAGTTATAGTTGTTTGCCGCATTGGCTTCTGACGACCACCAGTGACGAACACATCGTCCTTAGACAGAGCATTAGGAATACCGTCCCCTCGGTCGCCCTTGATGATGTGCTCCAAGGTGTATAGGAACGGATCTTTATGAACTACCTTGCGTTTACGGATAGGATCATATTGATCCACGTTACAGAATTTCTGAAGCTGTATGAAATCCTTGTCTCCAGATAGAATCAAGATGGGATCACTTTGCCCTAACTCGACACCAAACTCGTGACACAACACTCCAATAACATCATCAGCCTCTGCTGTGTTTACCTGAATTACCCTGTATGGAAAGAACTGTTTGAGTTCATCGCGGATCGTGTTCAAGCAGTTAAAGATATGAGGCCAATCATAGGTGGACTCGTCTCGAGCTTGTTTACGGTGAGCTTTGTAATACGGAAACAGCTTCTTGCGCCAATTATTAGTGTCGTCGCAACAAATCACTAACTCGCCGTACTGTTGTTTGAATTTGACGTTGTATGAACGAATTGAATTGAGCACCATATGGCGCAACAAATCCTCACTCACATCAACATCGCCACGCCCATGAATCTGAGCCATAAGGTTACTGATCATAACCTGGTTTAAGTCAACTAATATCATAATGTAATTATCCTATACAGTTTATTTTAAGTCAACGTCAATCGATGATTACACCATCTCTATCGTAACGCCATTGAGTTGCAAACGCTGCTCCGTCTTCTCTATTGACGATCGACTCGGTTACTTTTTGAAGTGGATGACGCACGCCGCATGCTTTAAGCATCATGGACTTGATCGATTCAGCAACCATCAACAAGTGCTGATCAAGCTCTTCAGGGTCTAGGTCAATACCTCTCGAAGTGACCTCTTCTAAAATCATATAAGTGAGATCAATGCTTGTGTTGAGGCAGAGATCTACTTGATATCTCTTAACATTCTCAAGACGTTGTTTCTCACTTTGTACGAAAGCAGGGTCCGTATTACTGTTTGGGAACTCAATTATAGTAGCCATGCTACTATTTATTCGCCTTTGCTCTCTTTGCCTCACGTGCTTTCCTTAATCTCTCAACCAGAGCAGCTTTCTGTTCTGGAGTCATCTCCTTGCGCTTACGCTTCGTTTTTTTCTTGGGTGTCGACTCTGTCTCATCCATTTGAACGATGCGCTGTCCCTTATCATTATATTCGAACTGTTCCATTCCAAAACGTGCACGTTCTTCGTTCTCTAGCTTAGGCGTCCATATCTCCATGCAGTCCTTGTAGAAAACACCAAACTCTCGCTTTGGTTTACCGTTTGGATAATAAGCCATCGCAATACATTCTCGCTGAACTCTTTTCTGCATCTGCCCTCCAGCGAACGCGCTAGTATAGTTACCAGTTCTTAGGTAACTTTCTAACTGATTGATATATGAGGTCCACGTCTCTCTTTGAGCTAATGCCTTTTCATCGCCTGCGCGATAGTTGTTATGATGTGCAGCACGCGTTTCTTTAGCTTCCTTTATCCACGCTCGCACATTTTTCAAACTAAACTGATTGTCGTCAGGGAGGGCAACTACCTCCGGGGCATACATCGAATACTTTGGAGGATTCTTTTTAGCTTTCGCTTCTCTAGCTTTAGCTAGATTATCCAACTTTTTTTGTCGCTGCTTTGAGGTCATCGATGATCTCCATTTGTCTAAAAGTTTTATCTCCATACCCGATACCACCCTTTCTTTTATGGTGGATCAGCGTATTCTTGCCTGGACAGTATACCTGAGTAACAGGCGCCGTGTAAACGGACAATTTTGATGGATTGCCTCCTCTTTTAGGATCAATAGTTGGCCATGGATCATTTCCAGCACAGATTGTATTGTTACTGTACACTGTCGGCCACAATAACCTGTTACGAGATTTCACGCCAAGGTCTTGACGAATTTTATGTTCCAACTTACTGTTAGCAACGCGCACTACTTTTGTCCATTCCTCAACAGCTGTGAATAACTCAGCCATAGGTCCTGCATCTATCACATCACCAACTGTAAGCCATTTCTTCATACAGTACTTCGCAAAATATGGCGACAGTGATGCACACTCCATCGCTATTCCAGTGTTCCATAGATCAAAAGTATGCATGTTTTCAATCCAGCCAGATAAACTATCTGGATCTCTTACGAACGCGTCATGCTCTAGTATGATCACCCGTTCACCAGTCTCTGCTGTGTGCTTCCACCAATGAAACATCGAAGTCAGACAAGCCTTTTCTGTTGGCGTGATTTCATGCTTATCTTTTTTATACTTACCAGCACTGCTGTATCTACCCCACTGAATCTCAAACGGTGCGGAGTCAAGAGTGTCTGGCGTATAGCATTGCCAACGTTCTACCTCAACTCCTTTCACGGGCTCCCAGCTTTTCATAGCCAGTTTGCTGTATGCCATAGACACAGGGTTATTGAAGTCGCAAATCAAAATAGCTCTATAATTCATGGTGAGTATCATCCTTTAAACAAACACATAAGTCAACAATTGGTTATATATGGTATATAGTGCACGACTAACTAATTTGAGATTTTTTCATTCCTGGGGTTGACCTCAAATGCCCGGATAATGATAATCTTCTCTGCCAGAAGGGAGGGGTATAAATGCCTTTAGATGAGAATTTAATAACTAGCGAAGTTTGTGTTAAGTGTGGTCATTGCTGTAAGTGGACTAGTAGTCCTCAATACGTACATCCTGTTAATGGCCCTGAGTGGTTGAACATCATTGCCAAGACAGATGACACCACATTGATATGGCATGAGAATGAAACAGTCGATCACTTCAGTCGTAGCGAGCAAAAAGTGGTTCAGCAGGAACGAGCTAAGTTTCATATTTCATTCCGATGCCCTAAGCTAGAGATAGACGAAGAGGCTGGAACTAAGATGTGTTCTATATACGCCGACCGTCCTAAGATTTGCTCTAACTACAACTGCTTTAGGATGGCAAACCAGATGAACCAACGTAGATGAACCAACGTCCACAGAATTGGGAATTTGTTAAAGGTCTGGTCAAGGAAGTTCATGGCGTCGATGTTGTGTGGGATGGACCATTGACTGAAACAAAGAGCAAAATTAGAGAGATTAAATGAGATGGTTGTTTATCTACATATGTCTGATATTCATCATTATGCCGATGACATTAGACGCAGCTCCCTTTGAGTGTGATGGTACAGAGTCGACAAGATCAGAAAAGTACAAAAATTGTTACCACTTTAACTTCCGTGATGAATGCTTCGATGAGGTAGATCGTATGTACGGTCCTTATTCTCCAGAAGGTCATCGCGTTGTCAAAGAGCGATGGGAATTGACAGTCAAGCGCCACGGTTATGGCACAATGTGGCAATACCGAGTTGGCAATTCAATTCGTGGAAAAGACGTGTCTTGCTATACAGAAGATGGAATTAATTTCACAGTTACGCCTGAGCCCGCATGGATAGTGGAGCAAAAACTACAAATTAATTGAAATTTTTCCGTTTCCCCTGTTGTCTTCAAATAGACAATGTTATATAATGGGGTCATAAGTTAGTGAGGAAAGAGTTATGAAATTAGTTATCCACACCCAGTTCCGTGAAAACTATGGCGCCCATGATTGGGACGGCAAGGGCGAGTGCCCTCAGTACTGGAAGTCTAAGGGCGGCGATGTGTATATCGTCGACGTCAACCTGCAGGAAGCGCAGGATAAGGCCTTCTATGAGGGCGTGCGTAAGTGCATCGAGCACTCGTCTGATTACTCTAAGGAGTATGTCATCAGCGAGACTCTAGTCGATGATGTCGACTTCGAGGAGTCTGACTTCTGCGATTCGTGGGAGTCGCCCATCTACTGCATCAAGCTGTCAGACCGTGACGAGCTGATGTGCAAGTCAGTTGCTCGTAAGTACGATATGGATGCAACTCCATATGGCGAGCGCTCATGGAATCAGACTTCTGAGGGTCGCTCTGAGATCCGTCTGATCACTTTCGATCAGATGGAAGAGATCGTTGCATACTCAAACCGAGATCTGGAGGTAGCATGATTAAGGCATATAAAGAAATCACTGATTGGCCATGGCCTAATCATTCCTATGCACTTAACGACGACGGCAAATGTGTTGCGTATCGTAAGACAGGAACCAAGGAGTGGTACACATTCAAGAAGCCGCTTCCGTTCTCAAAGTCACGTCGTAAGTTTATTTCACTAAAAAACTTTGATCCAACTGTTGACCTCAAATCGTCTATATAGGATAATGGTCTACATAAATTGATAACTCGTTAGGAGAGTACATTATGGCACATATGGTAGAAACAATGGCTTACGCAGGTGAGCTTCCTTGGCACGGTCTTGGTACTAAAGTATCCAATGACATTTCTGTAGATGATATGATGGTCGA